CTGTACTCAGCGATTAACGACAATGACGCTACGTATCTAGCTTGGAAAGCGCTAAGGGACTACGCCCTTGAGGTCTGTTGGGATAAGGACGTATGGCTTATCCACTCCATCCCCTCCATGCCTGACCTAGTGCGCTACAGGAATGCAGGCGCTCAGGTCATCACCATTGATCCTGGCAGGGAGATCGTGGAAGCTCGATGCCGAGAGCTTAGAGGGCCTAACGCTCAGAGAGGCATTGACAAGTGGTATAGCAGGCAAAAGGGAAGAGCCCCTAGCCCTAAGGCTAGAGGCTCTAGGTTTGCGGCTGCTGGGCGTATGCGCTCATCGTATTGACGAACGGTCCTGAGGCTTCTGGCTTGGCCTCAAGGGTGACTCCCTCCTGAGTCATGACGGCCCAGTGCTCCAGGTGGCATTCTGCGCACTGAAGGTACGCGAGAGAGCCGTCAACCAAATGAAGATGGACAGTGAACTCTTCGGACGAACAGCGAAAGCACTCGAAGGTGAGCACAGGATCTCCTTAGGTCTGGGGTAGAAGCCCCTAACCCTTTCGAGCTAGGGGCTTCTGATGGTCTTCAGCAGGCTCGCTTGTCGCTTCCTACGTGATACCAGTCTCGCTTTGGGTACTTGGTTCGCTCAATGGACTCTCCACAGTTAACGCACTCATCGGCGTTACGGTTCCTGCCCTTGCCGCTGACGGGGGTGGCTACCTTCTGGGTTCCCTCTGTGTTCGTCATGTAAGGAACTCTACCCTGCTGACTCTGGGCTGTCAACACTCAGACCAATCTTTCTTCAAGGTAGTAGTCAGTGAAGCCGTTGCAGACGACCGCGTAAACCGGACCCTGCCCGAACTCGCCTTCGTGGGAGTATACGGCTTCGTGCTTCTGGGAACAGTCATCGCACATCACATGCTGTGTGCTCGTCATGCCTTAACTCTACGTCCCTGACCTATCGCCGTCAACTCCAGAAGGGAGAAACTTTGAGCCTTCTGGGCGTCCAAACTCCTACCTACGGTAACTACTCCGAAGGCGTCAAGTCTGATGGGCCTGACGCCACTGCCCTAGCTGCCATTGCCGGCTTGCACCTGGACGAGGGGCAGGCCCTAGTCCTGTCAGGTTGGCTCCAGAGAGACCATAGGTCTCAGTGGGTACACAGCGAAGGGGCATTGATCGAGCCCCGCCAGAACGGCAAGGGAAGCGTCCTAGAGGCACGTGTCCTAGCAGGCATGTTCCTGTTCGGCGAGAGGCTAATCCTCTGGAGCGCTCACGAGTTCAAGACGGCTTCTGAGGCGTTTCAACGTGTCAAGTCTCTGATCGAATCGACTCCTAGCCTGAACAGCCGAGTGAAGTCCATTCGCACGGCTGCTGGACAGGAGGGCATCGAGCTTCACAACGGCAGCCGACTGCGCTTCGTGGCTAGAAGCAAGGGCTCCGGTCGAGGCTTCTCGCCAGACCTCGTGATCCTCGATGAAGCCTACGCCCTGACAGACGAACAGATTGCAGCCCTCATGCCTGCTCTGTCCGCTAGGCCCAACGCTCAGGTACTCTATACCTCTTCTGCTCCTCTGCCTGACTCGCTAGTCCTCAAGCGTGTCTGCGTTCGAGGGCGAAAGGGCTCTGCCGGCTTGGCCTACTTCGAGTGGTGTGCTGACTGGGATGACGACCCGGAGATCGAAAGCACTTGGGTCAAGGCCAATCCGGCTTACGGTCGTAGGATCTTCGCTGCCGCCATTCAGCGAGAGCTAAGCGCCATGCCGCTAGAGGAGTTCGCCCGAGAGCGACTGGGCTTGTGGCGAGAAGAGGACGTGGAGTCAGTCATTGACATGAACCTCTGGCGACAGCTAGCCGACAGGACTCCAAGGCCAGAGGATCTACCTAGAGCCTTTGCACTCGACATGTCTCCGGACCGACACAGTATCAGCCTTAGTGTGGCGGAATTGGTACGGGAAGACAGAGTGCATCTGGAGATCGTGGAGCAGTTCTCACGCCCTGATGGTGTCATGCAGAGGGTCAAGGAGCTAAAGGACCGTTGGAACCCTTGTGCCTTCATCCTGGACCCTGCCGGGCCTGTGGGCTCACTGCTTCCTGACTTCGAGCCTCTAGGCATCGTGATTGAGCCAACGAAGCGTAGGCATACGAGGCTAGAACTAATAACGGCTAGGACATTGGGGCAAGCTTGTGGTGCTTGGTACGACGATACGATTAACGGTCGGATTACTCACTCTGACCAACCAAGCCTTAACGCTGCACTTCAAGGGGCAGCACGTAGACCCCTTGTGGACGCTTGGGCCTGGACACGCAAGGATAGCGCAGTTGACATTAGCCCTATCGTCTCAGTCACACTTGCCCACCATGCTCTACGCCTGTACGGATCGCTAAAGAAACCCTCACGGCCTAAGTTCGTCTCACTCTAAGGAGGTTAGGCCATTGACCAACAGGGTAGCTCATTACCTCCTTCTAGTGGTTGGCCTTGTGCTCTATGGAATCCCATTCGCTATCGCTTTTTCCTACAGAGGCATTCAGCATGCAGGCCGTTGGAGTATGGCGGCTGTGTCTCTGGGCTGGAAGGAAGGACTAGCTAAGTGGGCTTCCTAGAACGCATCAAGGCCAACAGGCCACAAGGTAAGAAGGGGCTTACTCTGCCTTCTGCCTATCGGTCGTTCCCTTTTTGGAATATCGGCACGTATGGCAGTAACGAAGAGCGTATTGAGAATAATTTTGAGTCCTACGTCTCCTTGGCTTTCAAGGGTGACGGCGTTGTGTTCTCAGTTATCAACACTCGGCAGTTTGTGTTCTCCGAGGCTAGGTTCGCATGGCGGGACATGAGAAACGGTCGTCCTACCGAGCTATTCACTACAGCCGATTTGAGCTTGCTCGAACGCCCTGCACCCTCTCAGACCACTGGGGACTTGCTATCTCGCATGGAGATCGTAAGTTCCTTGGCCGGCAACTTCTACTGCACTACGGCTGACGATCTAGGCAGGATCGGTAAGGCCAGTGTCGGTGGGCCTGGTAGGAGGATCGTCTATCTCAGGCCCGATTGGGTCACAATCGTCATCGGCACTACGCGAGAGGGTGAGGACGCCGACCCCAACAGTGCAGACGCCAAGATCCTAGCTTACAAGTATGACCCTATCGGAGGAGTGGGCAGCAGCGGACACGCAGACAGCTTGATCCTTCTGCCCGATGAGGTTTGCCACTACGCCCCTATTCCCGATCCGGACGCAAGGTTCAGGGGCATGAGTTGGCTGACTCCTGTCCTTCGAGAGATCATGGCCGATCGTGCGGCCACTGAGCACAAGGCCAAGTTCTTTGAGAATGGGGCAAGCCCCGGTATCGCCATTAAGTTTGACAAGGATACCGACGAAGACGCCTTTGACGAGTTCGTTGAGAACTTCAAGTCCGCACATCAGGGAAGCTACAACGCCTACAAGACTCTGTTCCTGACAGGTGGGGCAGACGTTACGCCCATCAGCCTTGACCTTAAGGCAATCGACTTCAAGGCCGTTCAGGGTGCGGGCGAAACCCGTATCGCCAATGCCGGTAGGGTGCATCCTACCGTTATCGGTTTGGCTGAGGGCATGCAGGGAAGTTCGCTCAATGCCGGCAACTATCAGGCTGCTAGGCGCTCGTTTGTGGACGGAACCATGCGACCCTTGTGGCGTTCGGCTGCTGCCTCGCTACAGCCCTTGCTTACAGTCCCTCAGGGTAACGGCGTTCACTTGTGGTATGACGCCAGGGATATCAGCTTCCTACGTGATGACCAAAAGGACGTAGCAGCTATCCATGCGCAAGAAGCCTCCATGATTCGCACCCTGACGGACGCTGGCTATACGGCTGAAAGCGTAGTGGACGCTATCACCAATGACGGCGACTGGCGACGACTCAAACACTCTGGCCTGTTCAGCGTTCAGCTTCAGCCGCCAATGCCTGAGACTCCTACGGAAGAGCCTGGTACGACTAACACTGAAGGAAACGATGCAGCGGAAAGCAATCAACCAAGTAACTCTTAAGGATGCGGACCACGGCGAGATTTCCGCAGTGTTCGCTACCTTCGGAGTCGTAGACAAAGACGGCGATATCACAGACCCCAAAGCCTTTGAGGACGGGGCCAAGGTGGTCATTAGCTCCTACGGTCACAAGTCGTGGGATGGTGCGTTGCCGATTGGAGTCGGGCACATCAAGACTACTGACTCTGAGGCCATTCTTGAAGGCCAATTCTTTATGGACACTCAGGCAGGACGCGAGACCTTTACGGCTCTCAAGGCTATGCATGATGCAGGCATTCCGTCTGAGTTCTCTTACGGCTTTGACGTTCTGGACTCAGAGCCGATCACTGGCGTCAAAGGAGCTAAGCGTCTGCTTAAGCGCATGAAGACGTTTGAAGTCAGCCCCACACTTCTAGGGGCAGGCGTTAACACTAGGACCCTAGCGCTCAAGTCCGCTGAGTTGGACGACTCACGGCCAGAGCGTTTCGCTGACGAACTCGCTGCCTTCATCGAAGAGGCAAAGAGCGTAGCGGACTCCACGTCAAGGGTGGTCGCTCTCCGGCGTGAGAAGGGCAAAAATCTCAGTGTCGTCAATGCTGAGAAGGTAAAGGAGTTGACGGCTGTACTCGAACAACTCAAGAGCGCTATTGAGCCTGTCGAGGAGCCTGACACTTCTGAGCCTGAAATGACTGAGGCTATGAAGAGCCTCTATCTTTCGTTTATCCGAAACTCTGTTGGAGAGTGACTATTTTGTTTCCCGCACTGAAGGAAGCCCGCGAGAAGCTTGAGGCCAAGCAGAAGGCCCTTCACGACGTTTTCGCTCAGGCCGGCCCTGAGATGGACGTCAAGAAGGTCAAGGGCATTGAGGGTGACGTTGTTGACTACATTCGAGCCACTAACGACGAACTGAACGCCCTGCACGCCGAGGTCAAGCGCCTTGAGGGTGTTGAGTCTGCTGCCGCTAACGTCAAGGGCTACGAGCCCAAGGCTGACAAGCCTGCTGAGGAGAAGCCTTCTGACCTTGGCGGCCTGTTCGTCAAGTCGGCAGCGTTCCGTGGTCGTAACGTCGAACAGCACTTCGATGTTGACGTTAAAGCCGTTATGAACACTGTCACGAGCGGTGAAGGTTGGCAGCCTGAGACGACTCGAACTGGCAAGATCGTTGAGTCTGTCTACCGGCCGGTTCAGCTTACTGACCTGATTCCTACGGGTAGCACGAGTCAGCAGGCTATCGTCTACATGCAGGAAGACACCTTCACTAACGCTGCTACTGAAGTCGGTGAGGCTAAGGACCTTGGCGCTAGCGAGCCTCCGGACACTGCCGCTGAAGGTCTCTACCCTCAGCAGGATTTCAGCCTCTCCGAGGTTTCCGACCCTGTTCGTAAGCTCGGCGTTTGGCTGGCTGTGACCGATGAGCAGCTTGAGGACGAAGCCGGAGCGCGTGGCTACATCAACCGTCGCCTGCCCCTCATGCTCCGTCTGCGCCTTGACTCCCAGATCCTCAACGGTGACGGCACTGCGCCTAACCTCTCCGGCATTCTGGACCGTACCGGCCTTCAGACTCAGGCCAAGGGCACTGACCCTGTTCCGGACGCTGTATACAAGGCTATGACCAAGGTTCGCGTTACGGGTCGGGCGACGCCTGGTGCTGTCGTCATTCACTCGAACGACTGGCAGGACATTCGTCTTCTGCGTACGGCCGATGGTGTCTACATCTGGGGTAACCCTTCTGACGCTGGAGTTGAGCGCCTTTGGGGCCTTCCGGTTGTCATCAATGAGGTTATCTCTGAGGGCACTGCGCTGGTGGGCGACTTCGCTAACTACTCGGAGCTTGCTATCAAGCGTGGTATCGAGATGCAGGTTACGAACTCGCACGGCAACTACTTCATCATGGGCCGGCAGGCTATTCGGGCCGACATGCGTTGTGCCCTTGTGGTCTACCGTCCTGCCGCCTTCTGCACTGTGACTGGTATCTGATAGGAGGCTCTATGGCTATTCTCTCTGGTGGCAACGTCCTTCCTGGTGATGGGCTTCGACAGCCTTTCACCAATGCTGGTGCGCCTGCCTCGAACGCCCTTGCCGGTACGGCTCAGATTGGCAGCCTGCTAGTCGATACGACTAACGGCGTTGTCTACGTCTGCACTGCTACTAACGGGTCTACCACGGCTACTTGGACCAAGGTAGGAACTCAGGCGTAAGCCCATTAGCCCTAGAATCGATTCTGAGAGCCTAACTGCCTTCGAGGGTACTTCCCTACCAACTAAGGCCGTTAGGCTCTCAGATCGTCTCTCAGAGCCTTACAGGAAGGTGTTTCAATGGCTCTCACTAACTCAGTCAAGGCTATCAGTACCACGGCCGTAGCGCTCAATGTCGGAGAGCTTCAGGGTCAACGGCTCTACGTCTACAATCTAGGCCCTAACAAGATCCTGCTTGGTTCGTCTTCGGTCACTTCGTCTAACGGCGTTCCGCTCGCTGCCCTAGGGTCTCTCACTCTCACACTCGATCAAGGCGACATTCTTTATGCCGTTTGCTCTGCTGCCGAGACGGCAAGCGTAGGAGTGTTGAGCCTATGAAGCCAACTGGTCACAGGATTTTCCGCACGAACGATGGAAGGTATGTGCTTGAGGGTCATCCGGACGCTGCCTTTCTGGCCTATACCCCTAAGGACCGCGTGCCTCAGAGCGTACTAGACCAAGTGTTTCCGAAGCCTAACACCAAACCTCGAAGGGCTAAGGAGACCAAATAGCCTGTGGCTACGTACGCTACCCTCGCTGAACTAAAAGCCCGTATCACTCCTAACTCAAGCAACACTAACAATGATGACGCCCTGACCAACGCCCTTGAGACGGCTAGCAGAGGGATCGATGCGTATTGCCGTAGGGTCTTCACGGCCGATGAGACGGCTAGCCCTAGAGTGTTTACGGCTTCCAACCTGTCAAGTCTGATCGTTGATGACTTCTACGACGATGAGGTCACGGTAGAGACAGACGAGTCAGGAGACTACAACTATTCCAACCTTTGGCTAGCTACGGACTACAGCCTTAAGCCCCGTAACGGCACGAGGCATGGAGAGCCTTGGCCTTACTGGCAGATTCAAGTCAGGTCCTACGGCCATTTCCTTTTTCCCTGGCACGACGATGCCGTTAGGGTCACAGCCAAGTGGGGTTTCGGCTATGTGCCGGCTGCCGTCAAGGAAGCCTGCCTAGTCATGGCTGAAGAGACTTTCAAGCTGAAGGACGCGCCCTTTGGCGTTGCAGGCTTCGGAGAGTTCGGCATGCTACGAGTCAGGGACAATCCGCGAGTGGCTTCTATGCTGAATCCGTACCGGAAGAGGAGTGTACTTGTCGCTTAGCGCTATCCTCACTGGCCTCGAAACTAGACTGCTGACGATCCCTGACATGACTGTTTCAAGGTTTTCGGCTCAGCAGGTCACGCCTCCTCATGCCGTAATCGGTATCCCCTCAGTTGAGGAGTATCGAAGCACCATGGGAAGAGGCTATTGGACTCCGACTTTTACGGTAACGCTCTTCGCTTCAACGGCCGACAGCGAATACGGCCAAGACCTGTTACTCTCCTTCGCTGAGATTTCAGGGCCTAACTCAGTCGTTCAAGCCATTGAAGGCGACAGGACTCTAGGCGGTACTGTTGCCGACTGCATCGTTACGGGCTTCTCTCCTTCAGGTCTGGAGAGCGTTGGTGGTCTGGAGTTCTACACAGGAGAGTTTTCGCTTATGACGATTGCCCAAGGAGGTTAATTGAGCACCTTTGTACTTACGGACGTAAGCCTCCTTGTCGGTGGGCTAGACGTTACTTGCGCTTCTAACTCAGCCTCTCTCACTCCTAGCGTTGATGTTCAGGACGCTACAACCTTCTGCTCTCAAGGTTGGAGACAAAAAGCATCGGGCCTGAGGGATATCGAGGCAGAAGTCTCAGGCTTCTACGATGGAACGGTTGACGCTGCTACCTTCAGCGCTCTTGGGTCTGTGAGTGGAGACGTTGTAACCATGGTGCCTCAGAGCACTGCCGGCAACGTCTCCTACTTCTTTCAGGGTGGACGCTTCGAGTATGAAGCCTTCGGAGGCATCGGAGACCTGACGCCTTTCACCCTTAGCATGCAGGGCACTGGTGGTTATGGCTTGATCCGTGGAGCCTTGGCAGCCCCTAGGGGCACTAGCGTCAGCGCTACAGGCACAGTGGGCAGCCCCGTTAACCTCGGTGCCGGAGGGGCAGGCAAGTACGCCTATGTCGCCGTTCACGTGCTGACTGCCGGCACTACGCTCTCTTTGCAGCTTCAGCAGTCAACCACTCAGGGAGGCACGTACTCAAGCATTACAACGCCTTCTACGACTGTAGGGCCACTGACCACGACTGGCAGCACTCTGTTCAGAGTTAGCGCTGCTACGGGCTTCACAGGCCCTTGGTATCGGCTCAACGCCTCAGCAGCTACGGGCACATTCGCTATCGCTGCTTCAATCGCTATCCAATAGAGTTAGGATCTAACCTTGGCAAGTTTTGTTTTCACTGATGCAGTCGTAACGATCAACAGTGTTGCCCTCTCTGGGGCTGTCCGTTCTGCCACTCTCAACGTTGAGGCTGACGTGCAGGAGGATACGGCTATGGGCGACACCTATCGGTCTAAGCTTGGCGGCTTGAAGGACTGGACTCTTGAACTTGAGTTCAACCAGGATTTCGCCGCCAGCCAAATCGACGCCACCCTTTGGCCGTTGCTCGGCACGACTACGACTGTCAAGATCAAGCCTACTAGCGCTGCCACTAGCGCTACTAACCCTGAGTACAGTGGGACGGCGCTTCTGAGCGAATACCCACCGCTTGACGGAAGTGTTGGTGACGTGGCGACTGTCTCTGTCACCTTCGAGGGTGCAGGCGCTCTGACTAGGGCCACTACGTAACATGCCCTTTGAACTGAGAGTCACAGGTACCGAGAAGCTAGCGGAAACGGGCAAGGCTCTCAGGCAGGCAGGGCTTCAGGGCAAGGGGCTTAGGCGTGAGCTTTACAAGTCTGTAAACCGAGCGACTAAGCCCCTCAAGCAGGAGGCCAAAGCTGAAGCCCGTAAGGTCCTGCCCAAGAGAGGCAAGCTCAATCAGCTAGTGAGCCGATCAAACCTCAGCACTAAGACCAAGCTAACGGGTTCGCAAGTCGGCGTGAAGATCACAGCCAAAAAGACCGAACACATTGACCGTATTGACCAAGGGTCGGTGCGTCACCCTCTGTTCGGCAACAGGCGTCATTGGTACGGACAGAAGGTTCGCGAGGGATGGTTCACTAGGCCCATGGAGCGTGGAGCGACACGCACAGGGCGAGAGATCCTGAAGGCCGTAGACAAGACTATCAAGCAAATCGAGAAGGGCTGACACGTGGCAGCAGTAGCGAGACTCAAAGTTAGTTACCTTGACGGCAGGACCGTTGAGGCTCTGGCAGGCCCTAGGGCTCAGGTAGCGACCGAACGCCATTTCGGCAAGAGCTTTCAGGAAATCGGTCAGACTGGCTCGGTTGAGGCCATTTACTTCCTGGCTTGGGCAGCGCTGCACTTTGCCGGCAAGGAGTCACAGGATTTCGACCACTTCCTTGACAGCATTGAAGGCGTTGAGGATGCGAGCGTGTCACCTGCAAACCCTACCGAAGAGGGTCAGCAGTAAGAGATCTTGTAATCCTCAGCGTGGCGACTC